CAAAGCATGTAAATGTTTTATGCCACTTAAAGCAAGGCTGAATAGGGCATCATGCCCAAAAGGCAAATGGGAGAAATAAATGGATTGGTTAAAAGAAAGAGTATCAGAAAGAACAAGTTGGGACGGAGCAGTACTAATAGTAGTGTGTGGTCTTGTACTGTTTACAGGTGGTCTAGCTAAAGTATTAGCAGTAGCAGGTCTAGCATATGGTGCTTGGACTTGTTGGAAAGGGGAATAATATGCCATCAGGTAAAGGAACTTATGGGAAGACTAGAGGTCGTCCTAAAAAGAAAAAGGGTGGTAAAAAGAAAAAGGCAATGGGCGGCTTAACAGCAGCTCAGAAAAAACTGCCTAAAGCTCTGCAAGCAGCAATTCGTAGAAGAAAGAAAAAGTAATGCACTATGCTTGTAAGCCCAAAAAGGGCAAGAAGAGGAGTAAAAAACGTGGCGGCAAGAAGAAGAAGTAGACGAAGAAAACCTACCGCTAAGAAGCGTAATATACCTACTAATAAAAAACTATACGCAAGGGTTAAGGCTGCAACACGAAGAAAGTTTGCAGTCTATCCCAGCGCATATGCTAATGCTTATCTTGTAAGAATGTATAAGAAAGCAGGAGGTAAGTATCGTCGTGGCTAGGGGTGGATTAGGTAAATGGTTCAAACAGAACTGGGTAGATATTTCTAGACCTAAGAAACGAGGCGGCTATCAAAAATGTGGCAGGCCTAAAGCGGGTAAAGGAAAATACCCTAAATGTGTTCCTGCAGCAAAAGCAAGCCGTATGACAAAAAAACAGATTAGATCGGCAGTTAGCCGAAAACGATCTAAGAAGCAAGGAGTAGGTGGAAAGCCTACAAATGTGAAAACATTTGCAGCTAAAAGAATAAGGAGTGCAAGACGTGGCCGTAAGAAGAACTAAAACTACACGTAAGAAGGATTCAAGATTAAAGAGAGCGGGCGTATCGGGGTTCAATAAACCAAAGCGTACGCCCGGACACCGAACAAAGTCACACATTGTTGTAGCTAAAGTCGGAAGTCGAATTAAAACAATACGTTTTGGACAAAAGGGAGCCAAAACAGCTGGCAAGCCAAAAGCTGGAGAGTCTCGTAGAATGAAAATGAAACGAAAGTCTTTCAAAGCAAGGCACGCAAAAAATATCGCCAAGGGTAAGATGTCAGCAGCTTACTGGGCAAATAAGGTAAAATGGTAAATAAAATAAAAGAAATAGCTTTTAAAGTTTGGAACATGATTAACGGTAAAGACAAAAACTTCGATGGAGAAGTCGATATTGAAGATGCAATGTTAGCAGCAAAGCAAAAAGCTAAGAACGGTAAAACCGTAAAGGAGAAATAGATGTCTTTCAAGATAATCAACGTTGAAGCAGCGTGCGGTACTAGCGTAGGTGCAGCTTCTACATTTAACGATTCAACTGAAGTTAGACTAGTAAATTCAGGATCCACTATGAGATTAATAACTGTTGCAAATGCTGCAGATACTACACTTGGATCTTTTACACTAGCACCAGGTGAAGTAACTTTCATTAGAAAAAATAAAACTGATCAAGTATTTGCGGCTCACGCAGAAGTACTAGGACTCGGTATAGTATATCAATAATGGAACAGAAAGCAGAATGGCTTGATAGAATTGCAATAACCTGCAGTATGACTCTGTCCCTGCTTACTAAAAAAGCTGAAGAACAGGGGATAGAAGTCGAAGAAGATCGACTAATGAGTGAAGTATGCATGGGATATTTATATCTTTTAAGTATATGTGACTCTACAGGAGCTTTGGAATCTTATCCAGAGCAATCAATAGGTGAAGTATTAAATAGAACAGTACACTAATGTTAGATGTTAGCAGAACAGATATAATTAGTGAAGATTTTATGGACTTTCCTACTGCCGATAGGTTTATTAAATTACCTATTGACTCGTACCTAGATCTTTTAGGTATTACCCCCAACACTTCACAGACAGCATTAATCAATGCTATAAATAACCCTAAATACAGATTTGTATGTGCCGCTATCTCTAGACGGCAGGGCAAGACATATATTGCAAACGTAATTGGACAACTTGTTTCACTCGTGCCGGGCTCAAACATTTTGATTATGTCACCCAACTACTCTTTATCCCAGATTTCTTTTGACTTACAAAGAGGTTTAATTAAACACTTTGATTTGGAAGTTACAAAAGATAATGCAAAAGATAAAGTTATAGAACTATCAAATGGTTCAACAATCCGTATGGGTTCAGTTAATCAAGTAGATTCTTCAGTAGGAAGATCTTACGATTTAATAATCTTTGACGAAGCAGCACTTGCTGACGGTAAAGATGCTTTTAATGTGGCTCTTCGTCCCACATTAGATAAAGATAATAGTAAAGCAATATTTATTTCTACCCCTCGTGGAAGAAATAATTGGTTTGCTGACTTTTATCACAGGGGATTTAGCAATGAGTTTAACGACTGGGCTTCCATTCGTGCAACTTATCATGAAAACCCTCGCTTTAGTGATGATGACATCAAAGAAGCGAAAAAAGCAATGTCCGAGGCAGAGTTTGCTCAAGAATACATGGCAGACTTTAATACTTATGAAGGACAAATTTGGAATTTTAATTTTGAAGAGTGTGTCGCAGACCTTAGTCAGTTAGATACTAGTAATATGGATGTATTCGCAGGACTTGATGTTGGGTATAAAGATCCAACTGCGTTGTGCGTTATAGCCTATGACTGGGATCAACAAAAATTTTATCTTATAGATGAATACATGGACGCTGAAAGAACTACAGAACAACATGCTACCGAAATTCGCAGATTAATAGACAAGCATAATATTGACTATATTTATATTGATTCTGCAGCACAACAAACTAGATTTGATTTTGCTCAGAATTATGATATATCTACAATCAATGCTAAAAAGTCTGTTTTAGACGGAATCGGGCATGCAGCGGGTATCATAGATAATAATAATTTGATTATAGATCAGAGATGTCGAGAAGCATTATCATGCGTAGACCAATACCAATGGGATAGTAATCCTAACTTACTTAAAGAAAAACCTAAACACAATATGGCTAGTCATATGTCAGACGCTCTGAGATATGCTCTGTATACGTTTGAGACATCTGCAAGTACTTTTTAGTTTTGACCTACAAAAAAATAAATGTTGACATGAAGGTAAAAATTTGGTATAATTTTAATTAATAAGGAATTTATGGATTTAAAAAGGGATTTAGTCAAGTACGTTAGAGACAAAGCGAAATCTAAATATAATAAAGACACCCAGTGCTTTATCTGTGGAGACACAGAACATTTAGACTTTCACCATTTCTACGGAATGACTGAGCTTCTGGATACTTGGTTGAAAAGTAATAAAATTACGATAAAAACAGCCGATGAGATCATGAACCTCCGTGAAGAATTTATTAAAGAATTTACTAAAGAGATTTACGATGAAGCTGCTACACTATGCAAAGCCCACCATCAAAGGCTACACAGTATTTATGGCAAGAGACCTAAACTGGTGACAGCACTTAAACAAAAGAGATGGGTGGAAAAACAGAGAGAAAAACATGGCATGGTATGATAGAATTTTAGGCAGAATAGATAGCGAGGAAAAATTAAATCCGTCGCAGACTTTTATAGCTTTAGATGAAGGGTTAACAATTGACACCCGAGAAAAGAAAGACAATTACAGATCCGCATACGAAGAACTAGAAGTAGTAAATCGTGCGGTAAATATGATAGTAGACGACTCAGCCGATATTAGGTTTGATGTTGGAAACAAAGTAAACGGTATTGCACCAGTTGTAGAAAATATTCGAAAAACTCGTGTAGACTTATTACTTAATAAAGAACCGAATCCGTTTCAAGATGTTAATACTTTTAAGAGAAATCTTATAATTGATTTACTTATAGACGGTAACATTTTTATATATTTTGATGGAAGACATTTATATCATCTTCCTGCACAGAATGTAACTATCCATTCTGACACTAGTAGCTACATTGAGAAATTTACATATGATGGTCATGTTGACTATTCTACGAAAGAAATAATACATATTAAAGAAAACTCATTTAAATCGATCTATCGTGGAACACCAAGGTTAAAGCCAGCGTATAGAACAATGTTTTTACTAGATAACATGAGGAAGTTTCAAGATAACTTCTTCAAGAATGGAGCAGTTCCAGGATTAGTACTTAAAAGCCCTAACACTCTTTCTGAAAGAATTAAAGAAAGAATGCTGCAAGCTTGGGCTACGAGATACAATCCAACAACGGGCGGTAAACGTCCTCTTATTTTAGATGGTGGCATTGAAGTTGATGATTTAACAAAAATTAACTTTAAAGAACTAGATTTTCAGACATCAATCACTGCGAATGAGAAAATAATTTTAGAAGCTATGGGTGTTCCACCTATACTTTTAGACGGTGGGAATAATGCAAACATTAGACCTAACCATAGACTTTATTACTTGGAGACTATTCTTCCAGTAGTAAGAAAAATAGCTTATGCTTTTGAAAGATACTTTGGATTTGCACTAACGGAAAATGTAACAAATATTCCAGCATTGCAACCCGAATTACGTGACCAAGCTGCATACTATGCAACACTAGTCAACACAGGCATAATGACACCAAATGAAGCTAGAGACGCAATGGGTCATGAACCTTTAGAAGGACATGACGAATTGAGAGTCCCAGCTAATATAGCGGGTTCAGCAGCGAACCCCGAAGAAGGTGGAAGACCACCGCAAGAAGAGGAACAGGATAATGGCGAACAAGAAAGCAATTCTTAACCAATTAGCAGATTATTTTGCTGACAAAGGTATGATGACTCCTTCTGAGTATAAAACAGCAGATGACGCTCCAATGCGTTATATGTTAGCAAAGAGACCTTTTGGGTCTTGGACGCGTATGCAAGGAATGATAAAGTCTAACTTTCCAACCCAATGGGCCAAAGCTATGGGCGTAGAAGCAGCAGCACCAGTTGTTGAAAAAGCACCTAAAGTGGCTGCACCTAAAAAAGCAGCAACGGCAGCTCCCAAAAAAGCTAAGAAATAAGGTAGGTACATATGGAGAAAATTTTTCATTGGACAAATACTTTCAAAACTCTTGGTGAGGACGAAAATGGTAGCGTTGATATTAAAGGATTAGCGTCTACTAATGCAGTCGACCGAGCAGGAGATGTTATTAATCATGATGCATGGATTAAACAAAATGGATTAGAGAACTATAAATCAAATCCAATTGTTTTATTTAATCATGACTATAACAAACCCATAGGTCGTGCAACTTCGTTGGAAGTTACAGACAACGGTCTCGAATTTGGAGCGAAAGTTTCCAAGTCCGCAGGCGAAATAAAAGATCTTATTAAAGATGGTGTTCTTGGAGCCTTTTCTGTCGGTTTCAGAGTCAAGGACGCAGATTATAACTCAGAAACTGATGGATACACAATAAAAGATGCCGAACTATTCGAAGTATCAGTTGTCAGTGTACCTTGTAACCAGGGAGCTATGTTCTCGGTTTCAAAGTCATTCGATAGCATGGAAGAATACAACGATTGGAAAAAGCACTTTAACACTAACGAGGCTCAGAGCTTTTCTGCGCCACAAGCCGAGGATAAAACCTCAAAACAGGAGACTAATATGTCAAATGACACTAAAACTCCCGAAGCTAATAGCGACATCGACTTGAAAGCTTTTGCAGAAGAAGTAGCGAAATCAACAGCTGCTAAAATTGCAATGCAACAGGCCGAAGCTAAGGCTAAGGAAATTGCAGACGCTGAAGAAAAAGCAGTTCAAGAAGAAGTTGAGCTAGCAGAAAAGGAAGCAGAGCAAGAAAAAGTTAAAACTATAGTTGAAGTTGGAATGTCTGGAGCTGAACAGCTCATGAATGACGTTGAAAAACGTGTTTCAGAAAAACATGAAGACCTAGAAAAAGTAGTT